ATAAAAAGAATAAAAAGAATGAAAAGAATAGGTAAAACTGGATTAGGTAAGCCGATGCGTGTAAATATTACTAAAGGAAAGAGTGCTCAAGCTGCAGTTATGAGTAAAAGAAAAGCCGTTAGGAAACAACTTACGAAAAAATGAAAAATTATCTAAATCTAATACAAGAACTTTCTTTAGCTCAACGGATTAAAAGAGGAAAAGCTATAAAAAGAAAGATGAGTATTATAAAAAGAAAGAGAGAACTTTCTATGAGACGGCCACCATCTCCAGAAAAAATGGAGAGAGGGGTTAAAAAGGCAGTTCGAATGATTGGATTTGCAGTTAAAGATAAATCAGGAAAATATAAAGATGCATCTCCTGGTGAAAAAGAAAGAATTGAAAAAAGAGTATCTACATGGACGAAAAAATTTGGTTCTAAATTTGAAAAAAGAATAAGACCCAAAACTATGAAAAAAATGAGAGATGCTTATAGAGCAAGGCAAAAAGGTAAACAAATTAAAACTGTTAATACCGCAAAACTAGCTGCTAGAATGAAAAGCGGAAGTATAATAGGAGAATCAAATGAAACTTATTAGTGAAGAAGCAATTGATGTCAATTTTGTAACCGAAGAGGATGAAAATAAAAAGAAAAATTATTTTATTGAAGGTATTTTCATGCAATCTGAAATGAAGAACAGGAATGGACGTGTATATCCAAAAGCAATTCTTCAAAAAGAAGTAAAAAGATATACAGATAAATTTATCAATACTAAAAGAGCTTTTGGGGAATTGGGGCATCCTGATGGACCGACTGTCAATCTTGAGAGAGTATCACACATGATTACGGAATTGGTTGAAGATGGCGCTAATTTCGTAGGAAGAGCAAAAATTATGGATACACCTTATGGTAAAATTGTCAAAAATTTAATAGATGAGGGAGCAAAATTAGGTGTATCTTCAAGGGGAATGGGATCTTTAAAACCTGTACAAGATGGACTTCAAGAAGTTCAAAGCGATTTTTATCTTGCTACTGCAGCAGATATTGTCGCAGATCCATCGGCTCCAGATGCATTTGTTTCTGGAATCATGGAAGGTAGAGAGTGGGTTTGGGATAACGGTCTTCTTAAAGAGAAGGAAATTGTAGAATATCAAAAACGAGTTGAGAGAGCTACTGAAATTAGTAGAAATAAAGTACGGATTGAAGCATTTGAAAACTTTATTACTAAACTCTAAACTTTTATAAATAAATACAGATAATAGTAATTATACTATTCAATTTTTAATAGAACAAGGGGAGAAATCCAATGTCTGAAGAAATTTTGGAAAATACATCTGAAGAGATCGCAGAAGAAATTTCTTCGGTACAAGAAGAAGTTATTGAAGAAAATTCAAAACCACGTACTAAAGCTGGAATGATGAAAGCCATTTATGACCAACTTAATACATTGAAAAAAGCTGACCTATCTGATTCTTATGAGTCAATTATCGGAGCTACACTTGCTGAGCAAGATGAAGACGACGAAGATGACGACGATAAAGATGAAGATGAAGTAGAAGAAGGAAAATTACCTCCTGCACTACAAAAAGCAATTGATAAGAAAAAAGGTAAAAGCAATGATGATGATGAAGATGAAGACGAAAAAGAAGTCAAAGAAGTGAAAGATGTTGAAGATTTAGGTGGTGAAACAGGAGCTGGTCCTCCTAAGAAAGCTTTGAAAGTAAGTCTTGTAAAAGCTGGTAAGAAAAAAATAAAGAAAGAAGATCTTGAAATTAATGTTGAAAAAGATGTTAAGGCATTAATGGAAGGAGAAGAAGCTCTTTCTGATGAATTTAAAACTAAAGCCGCAACGATTTTCGAATCAGCTGTTTCTACTAAGATTTTGAGCGAAGTAAATTCAAGGATTGAAAAACTAGAAGAAGAATATGCTCAAGAACTTGAAGAAGCAAAAGAAGAACATACAATTCAATTGACCGAAAAAGTTGATGGTTATATGAACTATGTTGTGGAAGAATGGATGAAAGAAAATGAGATAGCTGTCGAAAGAGGTATTCGATCAGAATTGGTTGAAGATTTCATGACAGGACTCAGGAATCTTTTCCAAGAACATTATATTGACATTCCAGAAGAAAAAGTTGATCTAGTAGATGATCTTTTTGGAAAAGTTGAAGAACTCGAAGGTAAACTCGACGAAGAAATCAACAGGAGTGTAGATCTGAAAAAAGAACTTTCAGAATACAAGAGAGACGAAACCATTAGAGAGGTTTCAGATAATTTGGCTGACACAGAAAAGGAAAAACTTTCTAAGTTAGCTGAAGGTATTGAATATGAAGACAAAGAGCAATTTAATGAAAAACTTGGAGTCTTAAAGGAAAATTATTTTCCGACTAATGAAGCCAAAGCCGAAACTACAAGTGACGAGGAACCAGTTACTAATTCAGAAGAATTAAATGAAAAAGTAGTTGATCCTTCTATGACCCACTATGTTGATGCTTTAGCCCGGTTTGGTCAAAACTCATAATATTTTAACAATTTTAACAATAAACAACTTTAGGAGATAAAAATGTACCTAGCTGAAGGACTTCAAAAGAAGTGGGGCCCAGTATTGGAACATCCTGATATGCCTGAGATCAAAGATCCATATAAGAGAGCTGTTACAGCTATTCTTTTGGAAAACCAAGAGAAAGCTCTAGCGGAAGAAGGTGGATCAACTCGGGGATTGTTACAAGAAGCAGTTCCTGTAAACTCTACTGATTCTACTTATCAAACATATCAAGATCCCATCCTCATTTCAATGATTCGGCGTTCAATGCCCAATCTTATCGCATATGACGTGTGTGGTGTACAACCAATGACCGGTCCCACTGGTCTAATTTTTGCTATGAGAGCAAAATATTCGACACAAAGTGGTACTGAAGCACTTGTAGATGAAACAGATACATCTTTTACAAGTTCTGGATCACACATTAACTCAGGAACAGCTGGTGTAACCGGTGCGCAAGGTGGTTCCCCCGCCTTAACCTTAATTCAAGGTTTAGCAACGGCAACTGGTGAAGCTCTGGGTGACTCCCCTGAATTCGCTGAAATGGCATTTTCAATCGACAAAGTTACTGTCACTGCAAAATCCAGAGCGTTAAAAGGTGAGTACACAATGGAACTCGCTCAGGATCTTAAAGCCGTTCATGGTTTGGATGCTGAAACAGAACTAGCCAATATTATTTCGCAAGAAGTGTTGGCTGAAATCAATCGTGAAGTAATGAGAACAATTTACTTCACAGCTAATCATGGTGCACAACACAATACATCAACAGCTGGTGTGTTTGACCTTGACGTTGATTCCAACGGTAGATGGTCAGTTGAGAAATTCAAAGGTCTGTTGTTCCAGATTGAGCGTGATGCTAATGCAGTAGCTGAGAAGACAAGGCGTGGAAAAGGTAACGTCATTATTTGTGCTCCTGATGTAGCTTCTGCCCTTTCAATGGGTGGAGTGCTGGATTCAGGTGGTGCTTTAAATGTTGACAGTACCGGAAACACCTTTGTTGGAACTCTGGGCGGACGTTATAAAGTTTTCATTGATCCATATGCAAATGCTTCCGCAACTAATTTCTATGTTGTTGGATACAAAGGTAGTTCAGCATATGATGCTGGTATTTTCTACTGTCCATATGTACCACTTCAAATGGTGCGTGCGGTTGGTGAAAATAGTTTCCAACCAAAAATTGGATTCAAAACCCGCTATGGCATGGTTTCCAATCCTTTTGCCAACTCAACTGGTAACGGTGTTGTAACAACTGCTAATGATAACTACTACTACAGAATTGTCAGAGTTGACAATTTGATGTAATTCGTGATCCGTTAGATAATTTTAAAGGGTGGGCTTTTGTCCGCCCTTTTTTATGCTGACTAAATAATATAAGAAAGGAAAATCTTATGTCGGCATTACAATCACTTCCAGAAAATTTAAGTCTTTTATCTCCGGTTGGATTCAGGTTTTTATTAAATAACAGACCCCATGTCCAATATTTTTGCCAAGCTGCTAATGTTCCTGGTGTTTCAATTGGTACTATTCCTCACGCTACTCCTCTAAAAACTTATCCTATAGGCGGAGATGAAGTTACATTTGAAGAACTTTCTATTCGATTCATCATAGATGAAAATATGAAAAATTGGAGAGAAATTTATGATTGGATTATAACAATTGGTATTCCAAATGAGAGAGCACAGGAAAAATATAGAATAGCAAGAGATGCAGATGATTTGACAACTGATGCGACATTAACTATTCTTACAGGAAGTATGAATCCTCAAGTAAATATAAACTTTAAGGAACTATTTCCTATTTCCCTTTCTAGTATTCAATTTGATAGTTCATTAGGAGACATTGATTATGTTGTTGCAGATGTTACATTTTCCTATGAACAATATGAATATGAAAATTTACTTAGTAATGACACTTCATATGAAGGAGCACCAGTTTATTCAGGATAAAATATTATGACACACCAATTTTCCCTTGAAAACATTCAAGATGAATGGGAAAAAAATAGTAAAATTGATTATTCTAATCTTGGAACTGAATCAATTCGCATTCCCGTTATTCACGACAAATATTTAAAAATATTCATAGACGAAAGAATCCGACTTAAAGGCATGGAATTTGAGTTATCTAAATTAGTACGCTCAAAAACAAATTATTACAAAGGTGAAATGACTGAAGATGAATTAGAAGAGAGGGGTTGGGAACAATTTCAAGGAAGACTACTTAAAAATGAAATAAGCAATTATATTGAGACGGACGATGATTACATCAAAATCAAACAAAACATCGTGGTTCAACAAGAAAAAATTAACTACTTGGATTCCATTATTAAACAACTCAATAATAGAGGATTCCAAATCAAAAATGCACTTGATTGGCTCAAATTTTCACATGGAACGTCTTGATAGAATAGAAATAACAAAAAAAGACGAAGTTCACATGAGAATTGATTGTGAGCCAGGTATAGCACAGGAAATTAGTGATTATTTTACCTTTACTGTTCCTGGGCACACCTTTATGCCTTCTTTTAGACAAAAAATTTGGGATGGTAAAATTCGTTTATATAATGTATTTACAAAATTGCTTTATATTGGATTATTAGAATATCTTTGTAAGTTTGCTATAAGTAGAAATTATCCTATAAAATTTCTTTCTGAATTTGAACCAGATAAAGTGGAAGCTTCAAAATTTATTTCTACTTTAGGTCTTAATTATCAAGTGCGTGATTATCAATTAAGTGCAATTAATCATTCACTATCACGCCGTAGATGCTTATTATTATCACCAACTGCATCTGGAAAATCTCTAATCATTTATATCATTGTAAGATATTTAAAGGTCAAAACTTTAATTATTGTTCCAACTACTTCTCTTGTATCGCAGATGTATAAAGATTTTCAAGATTATGGATTTGATGTGGAAGAACATTGTCATATTGTTTTTGCAGGAAGAGATAAATCATCTGAGAAACAAGTAATTATTTCAACCTGGCAATCAATATATAAACTAGGAGAGGAATATTTTAAACAATATGAATTGGTAATAGGGGATGAGGCTCATGGATTTAAGTCAAAATCATTAACCGCTATTATGACCAAATGTATTAATGCAAGATATCGAATTGGTGCAACTGGAACATTAGATGGGACACAAACACATAAATTAGTATTAGAGGGGTTATTCGGGAAAGTACATCAAGTAACTACTACCAAGAAATTGATAGATGAAAAGTATTTGTCTCCTTTTTCTATTAAAGCTATTATTTTAAAATATCCAGATGTAATTTGTGACAATTTAAAAAAGGTAAAATATCAAGAAGAATTAAATTATTTAATTTCTTGTGATGAAAGAAATAAGTTTATTCGCAATTTAGCTTTAGACTTATCTACAAATACACTTCTTCTATTTCGATTAGTTAAAAAACATGGAAGTATTTTATATGAAATGATCAAGGAGAAAACAGATGCTCAGAATAGACAAACTTATTTTGTACATGGCGGAACAGACACAGAGACAAGGGAAAAGATACGATCTATTGTCGAAAATGAACAAGATGCTATCATCGTGGCAAGTTATGGGGTATACAGTACCGGCATCAACATTAGGAATCTTCATAACATTGTTTTCGCTTCTCCTTCTAAGAGTCGTATTAGAAATTTACAATCAATAGGTAGGGGATTGAGAAGATCAGAAACAAAAGAGAGTGCTACTCTTTATGATATTTCTGATGATTTAAGTTATAATGGTAAAAAGAATTATACATTAAATCATTTTATAGAACGAGTGAAAATATACACAAGTGAATACTTTCCTTATCATATCTATACTATTCCTATTCAAACCATCACAGACTTATTATAACAATTTTGGAGAGAAAAGTCAAGTGTTTTATTTTATTTTTTTAACTTGACAAATATAATAAAACTTGATATACTTATATAATGAACTCAAATAAGAAAGGTAGGTGAATGTGGCACGAAAGAAACAACATTATGTTGATAATGAAAAATTTCTGGAAGTAATGTCAGATTATCGTGAAAAATATTTACAAGCAAAAGATAACGATACTGAATTACCCATAATACCAGATTATGCAGGGGAATGTTTTCTCAAAATAGCAGAGAGATTATCCCATAGGCCAAACTTTATAAATTATGCATTTAGAGAAGAAATGGTAAGTGATGGGATAGAAAATAGTGTTATGTACGCAAGTAATTTCAATCCAGAAAAATCAACAAATCCATTTGCATATTTTACCCAAATAATATATTTTGCCTTTTTACGAAGAATTGAAAAAGAGAAAAAACAATTGTACATTAAGTACAAAACGATGGAAGAATATAGTTCTTTAGAAGATCATGTGGATATGGGAGGAATGGGACAAAGTGAAACACAAGCCGTTTCTTCTAGTGCAACACCCCTGACGGTTGATAAACGAGCCTCTATTCAAGAGTTTATATTCGCATTTGAAGAGAAGAAACGAAAGAAGAAAAAACCCAAACCTGCCAAGGAAGATGATAATGTCGTTTCATTTTCTCCCCTGACATTTTACATAGACAGAGCCCACGCATGAAAATTGCATTAATAACTGATACTCATTTTGGTGCTAGAAATGATAGTCTGATTTTTTCAGATTTTTTTCGTAAGTTTTATGAAAATGTATTTTTTCCTACTTTGAAAGAAAGAGGAATATCAGATGTTATTCATTTAGGAGATGTTGTTGATAGAAGAAAATTCATCAACTATAAAACTTTGAATTCCATGAAGGAGATATTATTCATTCCTCTCAAGGAAATGGGCGGTAATATCAAAATCATTGTTGGTAATCATGACATTTATTACAAGAATACTCTTGCAGTAAATTCGATGACAGAACTAACAAAAGGAATGTCCCACGTTACTGTCTATGACAAACCCACCGAAGTTTCTTTAACGGATGATCATAAGGTTTTATTTGTGCCTTGGATATGTGATGACAATGAAGAGGAAACAAAAGAACTCATCGAAAAGACACGAACTAAAGTTGCATTCGGCCATCTTCAGTTAGTAGGAATTGAACAGAATAAAGGTTCTTTTAGTATAGACGGATATTCGTCATCTATGTACAAAGCATTTCAACGAGTATTTTCTGGACATTTTCATCATCGTTCCACTACAGGAAATATTACATATCTAGGAAATCCATACGAAATTACATGGAGTGATTATAATGATCCAAGAGGATTTCATATTTACGATACTGAAACAATGGAAACAGAGTTTATCGAAAATCCATATTCCATGTTTTACAAAATTTATTATAATGATGAAAAAAATGATTATGGCGATTTATCAAAATATGAAAATTGTTATGTAAAAATTATAATTGAGAATAGAAACAACTCTTATCTATTTCAAATTTTAATGGACAAGTTGGTAGATGTTGGAGTTGGTCATATTTCAGTAGTGGACAATCTCTTTGATATTGAAGACATGGGCGATGATATAGAGAATATGGAAGATGTGGAAGATACAATGAGTGTAATTAAGAGTTGTGTCGAAAGTTTACAAATTGAAAATAAAGAATCGTTGAATTTATTAATGCAAAACCGGATATGACACCAAAGAAGGCAGAAGTAATAAAAATT